TTGCGGCTAAAACAGAACAAGCATTAAGTGAAGCAACAGATGAATACATGTTTAACAGAGTCCAAGGAGACACTGGTGTATTTAAAATATCAAGAACTAACTTGTTTAAAGCTATTCCACAATTACCAGTTGGTATGATTACTGCATTTGCGGCAGGCGTACTACCAGCAGATTGGTTAATATGTGATGGTAGAGAAATTACTATTGCTGAATACCAAAACTTGTTTAACGTTATTGAATATAACTTTAAAGCACAGTCACTTGTAACAGCAGGTAAATTTGCGTTACCAGACTTACGTGGTAGATTTGTACTAGGCTTAGATAACATGGGCGGCGAAAGTGCTAACCGTGTAACTAGTGCGGCGGCAGATACATTAGGTAATGTTGAAGGACAACAAACACAATCAATTGGACTTACTAACTTACCAGAACACGAACATGATTTACGTGGACCAAGTGGAGACCAGTACTATACTACTAGAGATATTAGTGGAGTACCAAACGATCCACAAGGTATACAATACGATGCTCCAACAGGAACACAAGCAGGTCAGGCTTATCCATCATCAGGTGGTGTACTAACAAATAGCACAATAGGACAACCAATTGATGTTATGAATCCATATATGGCAATGCAAATGATCATATACGCTGGACAAAACACGGGAGCAGTATAATGAGTTATAAATTAAATAAAACGGACGGCTCATTACTAGTAGACTTAGTCGACGGTAGTTTAGATACTACAAGTACTGATATATCCTTAATAGGTAAAAACTATTCAGGGTTTGGTGAAAGTATTAACGAAAACTTTATTAAGATACTAGAAAATTTTGCTAACACATCAGCTCCTAGCTTACCACTAAAAGGTCAGCTATGGTTTGATAGTACAGAATCAAGACTTAAAGTTTATGACGGAACAAACTTTAGAACTAGTGGCGGTCCTATTGTACAAAATTCACAACCAGGTGTAGGTGTAGTTGCAGGTGACCTTTGGATTAACAATGCAACAAAGCAATTACATTTTTATGATGGTACAAATTTTAACTTAGCAGGTCCAATTTATACAAGCGACCAAGGCAAGTCAGGGTTTGAAACACTAACAGTATTAGATAATCAAAACAATAGTAAAACTATTGTAAAGTTTTCAATAGGCGGAACACTAATAGGTGTATATTCAAACAATGAATTTACCCCAGCGGCGTCATACGCTATTACAGGACTTGATAGTATTAAGAAAGGTTTTAATATTATTTCAACTGTTACAGACTTTGTATTTAGAGGCTCAGCAGATAGTGCCGCGGCACTAGTTGATAATGCAGGCGTAGCCAAAAGTGCTTCGCAGTTTTTATCAGCAGACTCTAACTCAGTTACAACTGGAACAGTAACAGTTGCTAACAGTGGTGGTATTACAATTGGTACTGCACAAAACAATATTCAAAAGGTAGTTGGAACTAGTGTTGTTAACGAAAACCAATTATCAAATCATGATTATAAAATTAGAGTTAGAAAAGCAACAGGTTTTGTAGATGCAGTAACTATTGACACATCAGAATCATTCTTAGGTATATTTAAAGATACACCACAGCATACGTTACACGTTGGTGGCGATATGAGAGTTGATGGTAACTTATTTTTAACATCACCAGCTGTTAACATTGAAACACAAAATTTAAGAGTTGAAGATAAAAACATTGAATTAGGTATTACTAGTGATAGTACATCATTAGATAATGCAGGCGTAGACACTGGCGGAATTATTCTTAAATCCAGCGACCTTGATAAAGAATGGATTTGGAGAAATGCTACAGGTTCTTGGACATCAAGTGAAAACATTGACGTTGTTGCAACTAAGTGGTACAAAGCTGAAGGTGTTAACGTATTAAACAAAACAGAATTAGGTTCAACAGTAACACAAGCACTTGGACTTACAGACATTGGTACATTGAATCAGCTTAATGTTGATCAAACTAATATTGAAGGTGCAAAGATTTCAACTAGTACTCCATTACAACTAGAAAGTACTGGAAGTATTACAATTACTAATAACCAAAAAATTACTGGACTAGCGGAACCAACAACTAATACAGATGCCGCTACTAAGTTTTATGTTGATGATCAGATTAACTTAGAACCAGTTGTAATGAGTTTAGATATCACTGGATTATCTAACAGCAATATTGCAACGATCATCGAGGACATTTATCCAGCAAGTAATAAGAAAACCGGAACATATGCGTACATAGCTACTTCAACTATTGCAGGAGCAACAGTTACAGGTATTGACGTAGACGCGGCTAAAAACATCTCATACGTTGCAGTAGATGCTAACGGTGTGTTAAATCAGAGTGTAGTACAGGACGTTGCGTTTGCATCAGCTTCAGGTAATGTAAATGTTACTATATCACGTGGTTTAAAACGCTTTAGAGTTGCCGCAGGTGCATGGGTATTTGATAACGATCTTGGTTCGAGCGGCGGCTTGTGGTAAGAGATAAATAGTAACATAGAGGAAAAGAAATGGCATATACTATTGATAGATATAATGGAACTACTTTAACAGTTGTTGAAGATGGAACCGTGGATCAAACTAGTGATATTAAACTAGTTGGTAAAAATTACGCCGGTTACGGTGAAATTCAGAACGAAAACTTTTTACACTTATTAGAAAACTTTAGTGGTGCTAACCAACCTCCAAAGGCCATTTCAGGACAGGTTTGGTACGACTCGGGTGCTAATAAGCTAAAATTTTATGATGGATCTAAGTTTAGAACTACAGGCGGTGCTGAAGTTGCCGCAACTGCACCAGCTGGTTTAGCAACAGGTGACCTATGGTGGGATTCAACAAACGAACAATTATACGCATATAGCGGTACAGGTTATGTACTAGTAGGACCACAAGGTGCAGGTACAACTGTTACACAGATGGTTTCAGCTAACGTTAGAGATACAACTAACGTAAACAGATTAGTTATTAAGGCTATTGTTAACGATGAAACAATTTATATTATTTCAGGTGCAACATTTACTATTGATAGTACAGACCCACTTAATGCTATTACAGGATTTGACGTTGTCAAAAAAGGTTTAACACTAAGAAATACAACAAACGCAACAGGCGGTGTTACAAGTACACAGGATTATTACTGGGGTACAGCAAGTAACTCATTAAAACTAGGTGGCTATAGTGCTACTGACTTTGCACTAGCAGGTTCAGGATCATTTACATCACTTGTTAGTTTTGCAGATGCAGGTATTTCAATTGGTAACTCAAGTGATTTAAAAATCTTTATTGAAAATGACAACGAAGGCGTTATTAAAAATGACGTTGGAACTAAAATTAAACTTAAAGTTGATAACACAGGTGGTGTTGAGCAACACGTAGCAACAGTACAAGACACAGGTATTATGCCTGGTTCTACTAACACATACGCAATTGGCGGAACAGGTGCTGTATTCAGTGAAATGCACGCCACTAACTTTTATGGGTTAGCAGAAAACGCTTCAAAAATGCAAGTTGGTGTAAACTACCGTAGTGCAGATACAGCGGCAACTAATAACACAGTAGCAGTTAGAGATGCAAGTGGTAATTTAGTAGCAAACAAATTTACAGGTACAGCAACATCAGCAGAATATGCTGACTTGGCTGAGATTTATAAAACAGCAGAAGAATTACCAACAGGAACTATTGTTAGTGTTCCAAAATTTGACGAAGAAACAGATGCAGAAGTAAGAGCTATTGAACCAACTGAAATTCCAGTAGGTGTAATTAGTGCTAAACCTGCGTTCTTAATGAACAGCGAAGCAGAAGGCCAAGCAGTTGCACTTAAAGGGCGTGTTCCAGTAAGAGTAACAGGGATCATTAATAAGGGTGAAGCAATTTACGCTGACTCACAAGGCATAGGACATACTATTAGAGCTGAAGGACATTATCTAGTAGGTATTGCATTAGAGAGTTGGGAACCAGAAGCAGATGAAGAAGGCTTAATAGAAGCTATTCTGAAAGTATAGAGGTAGAATAATATGGCAGTCGGCGATATAATTACAGCGGCAAGGTACAACAGCTTACAATCACGAGTTGCTACTGTAATGGGCGTAGGGTCAGGTGATGACGGATACGGACAAAATTTAAGTAGTGCCCAAGTAGGCGTTAACGATAACGTACAAGCAATTGACATTAATCAACTATACACTGATATGGCAAACGGACGTATTCACCAAACAGGTGCAACACCGTCTGAGATTAACATTGTAACACAAAACGTTGACCTTGTGTTAGACAGTGATACAATTAACAAAAAAGGTATTGTACAATTTGAAAATCTTGCTACAACACTTGAAAATGATAAATTTGTAGCACATGCTAGCCAAACTACAGCTGAAGCGGCCATTGCAGGTACTAGAACTACTTCTTGGAACGGTACAATTTCACATATTATTGATGTAACGTTTGCAGATGCAAACCATCAAAGACACTATTTCAATGCAGGCGGTACTATTCGTTTTGCTTCTAACATTACATATGTTGGATCAAGTAGTAAAACAATTGACTGGATGACTATGTTAGTTAACATGGGTACAGTTAGTATGAACTATACATCAACTGTAGCAACAGGATCAGGAAACGGTAGTGCAATTGGTTATCATGATTTAAATGCTGGTTACCAACAGCTTTTTGAAAAAACAGGATCAGGGCTATATGCCGCAAACGATTACAAAATCGAAGGATCCAAAGTAAGTGATACAGTTTTACGTTTCAAAGTTACATTTAACGATGATAACACAGGTAACCCAAATACAGACGAAAACGTAGAAGGTGTACTAAACAGTACAATTACACAATTACGTCCAACCGGAGCGGCAGTAGAAGTAGCTTCTCCAAATTACTCCACAAACGGCAGTTCAAATCTAAGTTAAGACTTGCTTTTCTTCCTTAAATAGTGTATAATACACTAAAGGAGAATTAGTATGGATGAACGTCTTGAAAAGGCATTAGAATTTGCCAATTACATGACTACTCTTAACAACCAAAAAAGAGTCTTAAAAGAAAAGTTTTACGAAAGTGCAATCCATTACCACAATGGTGGTCAATTCTCAGTAAACAAAGACCTAATGAATTTTTGTAATATGTTAGTAAGCACAGGACAAGAGTCTGTAGTGCTAATTGACGATAATGATATTCCAGTAAAGGTTGCTGATATTGAAACATTCCTAAGTGATATATTAGACATTTATTTTACAGCATCAAACGAGTATCTTACAGAGTACGAAAAGATAAGAAGCCTGCGTAAGGTTTCCGGACTTGTAGAATATGAAGAATAGAGGTGCATTAGTATTTGCTAGAAATAACTTAGAAGTAGATTACTTAAAACAAGCTCATTATCTAGCAAAGCGTATTAAACAATATCTTGGATTACCAACAACTGTTGTAACAGACAGTCTCGATTACTTAAAAGCAACATACACAGACTACGAAACAGTATTTGACAAGGTCATTGAAGTACCAAATACTAGAGCGGCAAGTGAAAAACGTTACTATGACGGTTCGGGTGTATATAAACAACTTGCATTTAAAAACGACTTGCGTACACAAGCATATGAACTAACACCATATGACGAAACAATAATGTTAGACAGTGATTATATCATTGCAAATGATGTACTTAAAAATTGTTTTACACAAGAACACAATTTCCTAATATATAAAGACGCAAAAGACCTAACAGGATTTAGAGATACTACAGAGTTTCAAAGAATTAGCGAAACTAGTGTAGACTTTTACTGGGCAACTGTTGTGTACTTTAAGAAAAGCAAAGAAGTAGAAACATTCTTTAACTTAACACAACATATACAAGATAACTGGCAACACTATAATAGTATTTTTCAAATTAACAAATCAACGTTTCGTAACGATTGGGTGTTTAGTATTGCAATACATATTATGAACGGATATCAAGCAGGTAGTTTTGCAAGTTCTTTGCCAGGCAAAAAGTATTACACAGCAGATAGAGATATACTGTGGGAATTAAAAGATGATAACTTTTTATTTTTAGTAGAAAAAGACGGACACCTTGGAGAATACACACCTTTGCGTATTAAAGGTAGTAGTGTTCACGTTATGAACAAGTTCAGTTTGAATAGGATCATAGATAATGTCTAAAGGAATAGTTTTAATAGCACAAAACAGCGAATATGACTACGTAGAACAAGCGTGTGCGTTAGCTATGAGTATTAGAGCTACTAATGACACTAAAGTTTGTTTGTTAACCAACGATACAGTACCATCTAGGTATGTAGATCTGTTCGATGTTATTAAAGAAATACCGTGGGAAGACGATTCTGCTAACATGGAATGGAAAGTAGCTAACCGTTGGAAGTTATATCATGCTAGTCCTTATGATGAAACTATTGTAATGGACACAGATATGCTTGTATTACAAAACTTAGACTCATGGTGGAACTTTTTAAGCAACTATGAAGTGTTCTATACTAGCAAAGTATACACATACAGAGGCGAAGTAGTAAATGATAATTACTATCGTAAAACATATATTGCAAATAACTTACCAAACGTATATGCAGGCTTTCATTACTTTAAAAAATGTGACTTTGCCAAAGACTTTTATTCATGGTTAGAGCTTGTAATGAACAACTGGCAGTTCTTTTACGGTCAGTATGCAAGTAAAGAGTATCAAAACTTTCTAAGTGTTGACACAAGCACAGCAATCGTTACAAAGATACTAGATTGTGAAGATAAAATTACAAACAAGAAAGTAACGTTTCCTAGTTTTACACATATGAAGCCTAGAATACAAGGTTGGTATAACCCTAGTGAAACTTGGCGTAGTAGAGTAGGAGCATATCTAACAGATGACTTACAATTAAAAATAGGTAATCATCAACAGCAAGGTATTTTCCATTATACTGAGAAAGAATTTTTAGATGCATCTAAAATACAAAAGTACGAAAGGTATCTTAACATATGAAACTAAGTGTAGAGTTACCTAAGCAAGAAAGGTATGTAGTATTTGATCCTGCAAACGGAGATATTATTTCAGTACCTAATTATAAACCCAAAGAAGGAAGTTATATTCCTGTAGAGGAGCATGAAGTTAAAGGTATAATTTCAGGAGAAGAACCTCTTAGCTACTATTACGTACACTATATTAAACGTGCTAAACAATATGAACTTAGACAACGTTCTAATACTAGTATTGACAGTTATCTAGTAGACGATCTAATATATCAGCTACCAAGTGTGTCAGATGAAACACCTGATATTCACGTATTACAAAATATTAAAGATACATGTTGGAAGATTACTATTGGCGGCGATTTAAAAGCAAACATCTTGGCACAAAAAGTTAACTTTAAAAATACAATAACATTTAGTATTACAGAAAAAGACGATCCAAATATATTACTAAAAACATTAAGTTTTAGTTTTGCTGATTTGTCAGATATAAAATATGTAGTACTTCCTTTTGATAGTGATTTTGAGTTTAGTGCAAAACCAGTTAGCGTATATACTATTAAAAACTTTGATAGATATATGTACGAGGTAATCAAATGAAAATAAACATTGCAGAGCAGGATATTATATTTCTATCTTATGACGAGCCTAACTGTGAAAAGAATTTTGTTGATTTAGTTAACAAAGTTCCGTGGGCAAAGCGTGTACATGGTGTAGAAGGTTCTGATGCGGCACACAAAGCCTGTGCTGAATTGAGCGAAACTAAACACTTTGTTACAGTAGATGGCGATACAGTTATTGATCCAGAGTTTTTAAATGTAGTATTAGACTTAGACGAATTAAAAGTTGACGATGACTACCAATTTAGTTGGTGCGGACACATTAATGTTAACGGACTAAAGTACGGTAACGGCAGTTTAAAAATGTGGACTAAAGACTTTGTAAAAAATATGCAAACGCATGAAAATACAGACGGTGAAGATGATACTAGTATTGAATTTTGTTACTTTGATAATTACTATCAATTAAATGACAACTATAGTACAAGTCTTATAAATGCAACTCCACATCAAGCATGGAGAGCAGGGTTCCGTGAAGGAGTCAAGATGAGTTTGAATAGAGGTGCCAAAGTTAAAGACCTTGCAAATGATACTTGGTGGCAAAATTATCAGCGTTTGTTGATATGGATGCAAGTTGGTGCTGATGTAGACAATGGCATATGGAGTGTAATGGGAGCAAGACAAGGTTGTTACATGACAATGTGTACAGATTGGGACTTTGTGCAAACAAGAGACTTTGTATATCTTAATAAACTGTGGGAAGAAACAAAAGACAAAGACCCATTAGCATACAGTAAAGAATTAGGTCAACGTCTTAGCAGTGAGTGTGGATTACCTATATCGTCTGCACCTTTTGACGATGAACAAAGTCATTTTTTCAAACAAGTATATATTAACACGGACAGAGTTATTCGTAAATGAATGAACTAGAAAAAATTAAGACAGTAATGCCTAAAATTGAGAGTGAAACCTCTCCAACATTCTGTTTAGCAAAATGGCATCACACAACTATCTATCTTGCAACAGGAGAAACGCATAGTTGTTACCATCCTGCTCCGCATAAGATTCCTTTAGAAGAATTAGAAGGTAATCCTAGTGCGTTACACAACACTATTGAGAAAAAAGAACAACGTAAACAAATGCTATGTGGAGATAAACCAGACGGTTGTAGTTACTGTTGGAAAATTGAAGCAATGGGTAAAGACTTTATAAGTGATAGGCATATTAAAACAGCAAGTATATACACACCCGAAAGAGTAGCGGAAATAAAACAAAAAGGGGCGGATTTTAACGTAAATCCTGAGTATATTGAAATTAGTTTTAGTAATGAATGTAATTTCAAGTGTGGATACTGTCATCCTAAAGCCTCTAGTAGGTACTGGAACGAAATAAAACAACATGGACCATACGACATGTCAAGCACACATAGGCAAGACATTGATTGGTTTGAAGTACAAAAGGACGAAGATACTAATCCATACGTAAAAGCGTTCTGGGAATGGTGGCCTGAACTTAGTAAGACACTAAACATTTTGCGTATTACAGGCGGCGAGCCGTTAATGCATAAAAGTTTTTGGAAACTGTTAGAAAAGTTAGACAACGATCCTAAGCCACACATACAAATTGAAGTAAACAGTAACATGGGTGTTAAGCCTAAGCTAGTTGAAAAGCTAACTGAAACAGTTAAGCGTTTAAAAGCAGAAGGTAAGATTAAAAGTTTTAAATTGTACACTAGTATTGATACTTGGGGACCAAGAGCTGAATATGCCCGTACTGGTTTAGACATTAAGTTATGGGAACAAAACTTAGATTACTATCTAAGCAATACAAACTGGCCTGTAACATTTATGATTACATTTAATATATTTGGTGTAACTAGTTTTACGCAACTATTAGAAAAAATACTAGAGTGGCGTACAAAATACAATAGTGATGACAATGCCACACAATGGCAACGTGTTAGATTTGACACACCTCATTTAAAAGAACCAAGCATATATGACATGAACATTTTACCTAAAGAAGAATTCATGCCGTATATGGAAAAACATTTACAGTTTATTAAAGACAACCAAGACGACAACGATCGTACTAAGTTTACAGGATTAGAATATGAAAAGTTTAAGCGTGTAGTAGAGTATATGCGTACAACACATTATGAACCACGTAAACTAGAACAAGCACGTAGAGATTTTCACAACTGGTTCAAAGAATTTGACCGTAGACGTAATTGTAACTTAGTAGAAACGTTTCCAGAACTAGAAGGCTTTTATAATGACTGCGGAAAGTAATACATTTTGCATACTTCCTTGGATTCATTTCTATGCTAATCCAGACGGCAACGTACTTCCTTGTTGTATAGGCGATTGGCGACAACCTCTTGGTAACACACGTAATAACACTATTGAAGAAATATGGAATAGTGAAGAATATAAAAAATTAAGACTTGCATTATTAAACAACGAAAAGCCTAGTGCGTGTACACAATGTTGGAAGCACGAAGAAGCAGGTTTAGAAAGCAATAGAATTGCACAAAATAATAGATTTGCACAGCATATTAGTATAAAAGACGAAACCAATTTTGACGGTTCGTTAGATATAATGAAGTTGTTATACTTTGATGTGCGTTGGAGTAATATTTGTAATTTTAAATGCAGAACCTGTAGTAGTACTTACAGTTCTACATGGGCTGTAGAAGATAACAAGCAAGGTGAAAATAAACCTGTATACATTTTTGCAGGTGGCGACAACAACGATAACCTTTTCGAACAGTTTAAGCCATACCTCAAAGGTATTCAAGATTATTATTTTGCAGGAGGTGAGCCTCTTATTACAGATAAGCATTATGATATTTTAGATTATTTAATTGAAAATAAAAAGACTGATGCTGTACTGCAATATAATAGTAATTTAAGTAATTTATTTTTTAAGAAGAAAAGTATTACAGAGTATTGGAATAATTTTAAACACGTTGAAGTACGTGCAAGTATTGACGGCTATGGAAACAGAGGTGAGTATATTAGAGAAGGTACTGACTGGCCAACTATAGAGCAGAACTTAAAAATTATTAAAGAAGAAAGTCCGCATGTAATTATTAGTTTTAATTGTGTAGTAAGTGCATTTAATGTACTAACACTTGTAGACTTTTTAGAATACATGTCTGGTAAAGGATTTGATGTAAACAATAGTACGCTTTATAATATTGTTGAACCTAATCATTATAGTTTTAATGCACTAACAGATGAACAAAGACACACAGCAATAGATAAGTTACAAGCATACGCAAATACAGTAACGCATACAGAACATTTAAGATATGTAAATGGTGTTATTGATTACTTGCAAAAGTCAATGTTTGACCAAAGTGCAAATGATTTGTTTAAATCTAAAAATATGTATTTTGATAAAATACGTAATCGTTCTTTTGACGAAACCTTTCCAGAACTTATTGACGTATTAACGGATTAATTTGCGTATTAGGACGCATAATAGTTTCGTACTTTAACATATCCAACCAACGCTGTTTCATTTCATACAAGCTAAAGCCCTGTCCAGGCTGACCCAAACATGCACTTGTCATTAATTTAACCCATTTCTTTTGTGTGGCACCTACTACTTTGTCAGTTTTATCACTCCAGTCATGTTTGAATACTGTCTTTAAGTAGTCGTAGTGTTCGAGTGGAGTAGGATGTCCGTCATGGAAAAGTTTATGTACAATTTTTTTATCTTTTGCTAATTTAGCTTCTAAGTTATTATTCCACAGCGTAGCATAAAAGCTAGGTAGTATTTGACCTATACTTTCTTCATACATATGTGTAAGTGTTTGTAAATTTAAGTCTGGGTTTGGTTTTAAGTCCCATTGATTTGAATATTCAAAATCTAACATCTTAATCATATGATGATTGCAACGATGTTTAAGTAATTGGTGGGCACTTTTGATTAGTGCAAAATCTCTAACATACGATCCAAACTCGCTAAAGTAGTTTTCAATAAAGTTTTGATTATAGTCACCTTGTGAAAATATATTACCAGGTACTAGCCATCCGTCTTTTTCAGGTAGATATCTATCTTCTCTACATACATTAGTCCATTGTACAATAACTAGATCCTCGTGTGTAAAGTTGTATACATTATCAGCCTGCATAATCATGTTGTGTATATACTGATTACCTGCACCACTACGACCAAAGTTTCTAAACTCCGCTTCAGGAAATTCTACACCTAAAATATTAGCCCATGTACCCCATTGATAACCTGTAAAGCTACAACCAAAGGTAAAAATTCTCTGTGGAGTATTATGTATTAGTTTCTTGCTCATTTATTTTCTCTACCATGTATTTAACTAAGCCGGTCATTTGACTCTTAGTATGATTCTCGTCTACCATTGTTTTTAAGTTGTGTGCTAGTAGATCAGCTTGTCGCCAACGCCAGTCAATCTGATGAGTAATAGGCAAAGCTGATATTCTATTTACATGTTTTTCAACTTCTACTCTAAGTTTAGACCAACGCTTATATGTATCGTGTTCTTCGTCAAAGCTATAATCAAAGTTGTTATCAAAGATCTTATAGCCGTAATCTTGTAGTTTTAGATTAGCATGTCGTTGTCCAAATATTAAGAAAGGTTGTAAGTGATATATACTTCTAAAAGTTTTTTCACTCCAGAACAAACTAGTTCCCTGCCAATTTTCTGCAAACGTTTCGTTTACTATTTGAAACAATGTTTGTTGGTGCAAGTAACTACTTAGATTCATAGCATGATTAGTTACAAAGTCATCAGTATCTATTGTAAGCGGAAGAACATTCTTCTGCCACTTTTTAATATCACTTCCTGATATATTACAACCAGTTGGCATTTGATAACTATGCCAATGTTTTAATGTTTTCTTTTTAAATAAATCATGACTTACTAATCCGTGATAAAATAAATCACTATGAAAAATTTCGTAAGCACTCAATGTACGGTGCGGTCTATTAACACGACTTAAACTTAAAAATATTTTACCCTTATAGCGTTGTGCAACTTCTTGTTTTTCTTGTTTCATGCGTCTTTCAACATACTGGTCACAAGTCTCGCCGTCAATCTGTTGTTGTACACTATCGCCAATACTTTGAGCACCAGCTATACCAAACAGCATTGATTCAAAGTTATTAAACGTAACAACCTTAATAGATTTTTGTTTATTGTGTTCCATATTAAAACGTACAATATTAGTTTCATCATACATGTTCGAACTAAAAAATATAACTTTTTCAGGATCAACACCTGCTTGTTCGCAACTATAATATAACACATCAAAGTATGGAACATCGTGTATTGTACTAAAGCCTTCTGTACTTGTATCAAAAAGGAAAAAACACTTTGGATCGTTTTTTAATTGTTTTAATGCTTTGGGTTTTACAAATCTAAACAAGTTAAGATCAGTATGCCAATCAGGATACTGAATTAAACAATGTATTGCACTTACATCAATTAACTTGTGTTTTCCGGCACTAATAGCTTCTTTTAATTTTTCAATAGACTGCGTAGTATGCGGTCGAGCTACATAATCGTTCTTTGCAATAGAGTCTTGAATTAACTTCATGTGTTTAACTTTCCATAAATACTACTATATTTATGTACGTATATAATGATTGGAGATCATAGTGAAGATTGGATTTATTGGTATAGGAAAACTGGGGTTACCTTGTGCAGAAGTCATTGCCGAAAAAGGTCATGATGTAACAGGGTATGATGTTGTTAATGTTAAGAGCGACAAAGTAACAGTTTGTTCTAGTATCAAAGAGGCTGTTAAGGATAGAAATATTGTATTCATTGCAGTACCTACTCCACATCATCCAGACTATGATGGCAAAGCACCTACAGCTCATTTAGAACCTAAAGACTTTGGATACGACATTGTAATTGATTGTATACGTGAAGCAAACATGCACATGAATAAAGATCAATTACTTGTATTAATTAGTACAGTATTACCAGGCACAGTACGTAGAGAATTTGCACCACTAGTAACTAATACTAGATTTGTTTATAATCCTTATTTGATTGCTATGGGTACAGTAGCTTGGGATATGGTTAATCCTGAAATGATTATGATTGGTACAGACAATGGAGATATTACAGGTGATGCAAAAGAATTAGTAGACTTTTACAAAACTATAATGGAAAACAATCCACGTTATGAAATTGGAACGTGGGACGAGTGCGAATGTATCAAAGTATTTTACAATACATTTATTAGTGCAAAAATTGGATTAGTTAATATGATACAAGATGTTGCAGAAAAGCAAGGACATATTAATGTTGATGTAGTAACTAATGCACTTGCCAAAAGCGATCAGCGTATAATGGGTCCAAGTTATATGAAAGCAGGAATGGGCGATGGTGGAGCATGTCATCCAAGAGATAATATAGCTCTACGCTACATGGCTCAAAACTTGGGGTTGCAATATGACATATTTGATGCTATAATGAATGCAAGAGAAGTGCAGGCTAAAAATATGGCAAATTATTTAATTAAGATTGCTGAGGAGCGTTCTTTACCAATTTTGCTAAATGGCATTGCATATAAACCAGGAGTACCATATACTGACGGAAGTTATAGTTTGTTAGTAGGACATTATTGTAAAGAAGCAGGCTATCATTGTATTGAAGTTGATCCAATGGCTAGTCCACAAAAAGGTCCTTTCACAGCCGTAGCATTATTGGCACATCCAACTCTTTACTGTTATCTCAGTGAAGGAAGTGTTGTAGTTGATCCTTGGAGAGAGTTTGAGTCTAAGAAGTTAGAAGTATTCCATTACGGAAACACAAGATGAAGAAAATTTTAATTGTTGGTGATAGTAATGCACTAGGCGAATGGGGAACTGTTATTCCAGGACCTGCCTGTGCAAATCCTAAACACCCGGAACTATACGAACCGTGGAACAAGGACAAATACTTAGAAGGTACTGCACCTAAGCCTTTTCAAGTTGTATGGCCAGGGTTTGGTTATAACTTAGATCAAATGGGTCATGCTACTGCTAATTATGCCTTTGGTGGTTCAGGTAACTTTGAAGCAATTTTTAAAGTTGAAGAAGCATTGGGTCTTGCACCTTGTTTTACTAGTCCTGTATTTTACAAACCTAATTTAATTATATGGATGCTTACTGAGCCTTGTAGAGATCTAAAAAGAAGTTTATGGCCAGATGAAGCAGGACTATATGACTTGCAAAAGTATTACGATAAAAGCGAAGATAAAATTAGAAATGCTAATAGCATTAAAGATATAAATGATGAATTACTTACAATAGCATTAGATGGCGCACAAGCAATTTACGAGCAAACAGGTATACCTTGGTTAGTAATTGAAGGTTGGGGTAAACTACCTAAAGATATTAGTAAGTACACTTTTATAAAATATGTACATCGTGAGTGGATGGATAAAATATTAGGAAGACCAGTACCATTAATTAGTAGTTGGGGTACAGCAGAAAACGTTCGTAGACGCAGACCAGACCTAACAGAAAATGCGGCAGAAAGTTTACGCATGTTTGCTAGACAAAAACCTGAACTTAATATTCCTGTAATACCAGAAGGAGAAGATACAGAGTTTAAAACTATAGTTGACGAGTACGAAAAAGTAATTGAGATTATGACAAACAGCGACATGTTCCCAGATAACTGTCATGTAGATAGAACAATACAAGAGGAACTAGCTAACGAGATAGCACCACATGTATGATATTGTTTTTATAAGTTACGGTGAAGCAAACGCTGATAGTAATTGGGATAAACTTAAACAACAGTATCCAATGGCAAAGCGTGTTAAAGACGTTAAAGGAATTCACCAAGCACACGTAGCAGGTGCTAAAAAATGTTTTACAAAAATGTTTTGGGTAGTAGATGGTGACGCTCAGATAGTAGACGATTTTAAATTTGATCACGAAGTTAGTAGTTACGATTTAGATTGTGTTCATGTGTGGAGAGCAAAAAATCCTATCAACGGATTAGAGTATGGGTATGGTGGCGTTAAGTTATTACCACGTATGCTTACACTAAAGATGGATACTACAACAAATGATATGACTACTAGTATTAGTGATAAATTTAAAGCAATGCCAAGTGTTAGTAACATTACTGCGTTCAACACAGATCCATTAAGTACATGGCGTGGTGCGTTTAGAGAATGTGCAAAGTTGGCAAGTAAAACAATACAAGGACAACTAGAGGAAGAAACAAATGAACGACTTAAGACTTGGACTACTCATGCTGATGGAGTACATAGTAGATATGCGTTACGAGGTGCTAATGCTGGTATGCAGTTTGGCCTTTCTGTCGGCGCTGATTTGGGGTTAATAAATGATTTTGAATGGTTAGAACTACAATATGCAAACGATTCCTTTTAATAACATAACGTCTTTAGGACAAAAAACAATGTTAGACAATCCATTGTTTAATGTTAGTTGGATACTTGGAAGATTTTGTAACTATAAATGTAGCTACTGTTGGCCTTATGCAAATACAGATAAGCCAGACCATCAAGAATTAAGTTTATATAAGAGTACTATTGATGAAATAAAACGCCAAGCAAGAGATAATGGCTATACACAATTTCATTTTAGTTTTAGTGGAGGAGAACCAACAGCATATAAAGACTTTGGGGAGCTCATAGAGCATTACTGTAGTGATACAGCACCAGAATATCAAAGTTTACATATGACTACAAATTTATCACCAGGAAGTAAATGGTGGAACAAATGGTTAGAAGCAACTAAAGGATTACAACGTAGAAGTATTACAGCAAGTTTCCATGCAGAGTTTGCAAATGAACAAGAGTTTGGCGACAAGTGTTTACAGCTTATGAAAGAAGGAGTACTAGTAACAATCAATCAAGTTATGGTGCCCGAACTATGGAAGGAATATTATGAAAGATCATTACGACTTATTGATAGAGGAATACATGTTACTCTTAAGCCACAAAGCGACCCAACTGCGTCATTTGTGGTCAGTGGTTACACGGAAGAACAAACAAAAATCCTCCAAACAGAATCAGAGCAACAGGTCGCACAAGTTAGACTCAAAGATGCTCAAGGAGTAGAGTACGAACTTGACCAAGCAGAAAGATTAAATGCATTTGGCTTTAACAAATTTAAAGGTTGGAGTTGTAACGCAGGGTATCAAAGTTGCATCATACGTGGCGATGAAGTTAAAAGAGCTTATAGTTGTAGCGATGAACCTCTAGGTACGCTTAAAGACGGTTTTACGCTGTTTAAGACACCATCTAAGTGTGTAACTGATACGTGTGTTAGTAGTGCAGACAATAAGATACCTAAGGAAATACTATGAAGAATTTATGGAAACGTTATAAGGCACACGATAACAAAGTAAAAGAAGCACAAGCAAACTTCAAAGTGTCTGATATAAAGAACAAATACTTTAGAGCATTGATGTGGATTATTATGCTTAAATTTGTATGGGATATTACTACACTATTTGAAAAGTATTTGCCTATGAAAACAGTATACAAGATATTAGGATTAGGTTGGACTAAACTAGGCTATTATGTATTTTGGTTATTATGGTTTATATTCTTAGTAGTAGTATTATACAATGTATTAGGACAAGAAGCCTTTGATAAGTTAGTTAACGAATTATGAAGATAGATATTAGAGATATTAAATTTTGGATGGATGCTATTCGCAACAGCGATGACAGAAGTCGTACCTTAGAAAGTTTTTGGGGCGGACAGTTAGAATCTAAAACTTGGTTAGTTGAATCTCTACAAGCAAAAGCTAAAACAATTAGTAATGCTAATGTTGTTATACATGGCGGCTGGAATGGTGTGTTAGCAAATATGCTATTCAATAGTGAAATTGGTATTAAACATATCATAAGTGTTGACCTTGATCCTGCTTGTAAACAAATTGCAAGTACAGTAAACAAGCGTCAAGAGATGGAAGGTAAGTTTGAAGCAGTTACAGATGACATGTGTAGTTACGAGTATATAAATAATCCTTACTTTGTTATTAATACAAGTTGCGAACATATTACACAAGAACAATATATGCAATGGTTAAATAATATACCAAAGGGTACAAAGATAGTTTTACA